ATCGCACTTCTGGTCGAATACGCAGCGGTTCAGGGCTTTGCGGCCTGCCTGTATCCCGTCCGCGACGCTCAGATTGTCCGTGATCTGGATTTTGTTCCAGCCGAACACAGCGGCGAATTGTTCCTCTACCGACTTGCCTCCACTGGCAAGCGTTTTGGCCTTGGCATCATGGGGCAGGTTGATTGAGCCATACCGATAGGCTTTACGGTGGGCATGCTCGGGCAAATCCGGGCCTTTCCTTACCACGAGTTTGTTATCTATCCGGTCAATAATAACTTCCCGCCCCATCAGCACAGAGCAGTAATGGTCAGGGTCTTTGCCTGCATTGGCGTAATACTCCAGCACCCGTATCTCACCAGCGATAACCTGAAACCACCAAATAGCGGTATCGTCGTCATAGCCAATGTCAAAGGCTGTGTGGACGGGGAAGCGGTCATCATGGGGCACATCCGTAACCCTTCCTTCTTGATCTATCCGCCTGAACTCGCTGGCGTAGTATGCCCCAGGTATCGCAGCATCGAAGGAACAGAAATACTCCTGCTCAAACAGGGCAAGCCCCATCGTATCGCCGTAGGTGTTGATGTACTCCCGCAGTTCAGCGTCAAGCTGGGTCTGACTCAGCAGCCCGGTATCCGCCACGGTGAGCAATTGGGCGAACTGGTCGGGGTCAGTCTGGGCATTGCGGAAGGTGGAATAAGCGTGGTTCTTGCCCCTTGGTGTACCGATGTACACCTGCCAGCCTTGGTTCTCCGATAGGATGGGGCGCAGATAGCCCCTTGCCGTGGGATTAGACTGTGCCCACTCTGAATACACGATACCGGCAGGGGTCGAGCCTATAGCGCCTTGGAAGTTGTCCGACCCCAGAACTTGCCACGTTGCCCCGTTAATGAAGCGGATCAGCATTTCCTGATCTTTCGTGGTAGTCCGAAGCTCCACCGGGAAGGCTTCGTCTATCCTGCGCTTACCAGTTCTAGGGTTTACAGCGTCCCAGATAGCCTTGCGGGCCTGATTCGCGAGAGGGAGCATGTGCCAGTAGTTGGCGGGACGTTCCAGAACCTTGACTGCCGTGCCATGCAGTACGGTTTCGTCTTTACCCGAGCGACGATGCCACACCAATTCAGCATGGCGACCACCATCCCGGACCCAATAGTTCCAAAACGGCATCTGGTAGGCTCTGGGCCTCCAGTTATGGGGTATCGTTATTGCTGCCAAAGTCTTTTATGACGTTGATCTGGAAGGGCTTGCCGTCAGAGTTACCAAGGTCTAAGCGTTCCCCGTACTTCTTGGGCTTGAGCTTGCTGGCGTACCATTTGCGCGTATCAATGCGGAGCTTGGCATGGTTTACAGATACGGCATCCTTGATCATGACCACCTTGCCATCAATCTGAAGGGGCAAGCCATCTACAATCAGAGGCTGCTCTACCTGATTGTCAGCAATATCAAGGGAATCTTCAGCCATAGCATCCGCACTTTCTTCCTTGGCTTTTGCGTATTGTTGCGCAAATTCAGGAATCTCCCGTAACCACTTGAAAAGGCTGGTAGTGCATGGCATGGATTCATCGCGACCAACGGAGCGCATAGACTCGCCCTCTGCCAGCCTTGCACATACGAGATCAGCTAACTCCGGAGTGTAGTCTGTTGGCCTACCTGCTGGCATTAGCCGCTCCAGATAGCGTCAGCTATAGCGGTATTGCCCGTGTGGTCGAGGGCCAGGGTTGCGATAGCGCCCCATTGGGATTTTGCCTTGTAGCGCATTACAGAGCGTTTCAGGCTGGGGGCGAGGGTAATCAGGGTTGTGATAGCTTGGTCACGCTTCATGGGCTTGATCCTCACGATGGGTAATTTTTGTCGGATGGTTTGTGCCAGTGGCAATAGCCATGTACTCCCACGGATCACGCAAATCCCGTGCCAATTGCCTTTTCAGCTCAGCCAGCGTTTCCCGGCCTCGGGTCGCGTTGTCAGGGCGTGATAATGCAGGCTCAGTGTAGCCGATTTCCTGCATATGCTCATTTTGGGATGATCTGTGCATGTCCTGATTATACCCTAACTCGCTGTTTTGCAACACTGTTCTAGTGTGCCGCTGTGTATTCGCATATTTCTGCAAAAATATCCCAAAAAGGTGTTGACTCTGTATGCTCGTGAGACTACATTACACCCATGCCGCACCGATGGGGTGAGGCAGAAACAGAGGATAGAGACAATGATTACCGAAACCCAGGCACTGACCATCATCCAACAGGGCGCAAGACTTGCACAAAACGGTGAAATCCTGCGAGCTGCCGCGCTGGGCCTGCCGTTACCAAAACCGGATGCATTTGAGTCTATTTTTGGGGCCGATGACGATGCGGGCCGCATAGAGCAAGCCCGCGCTGATGTTGCAGACGCCATACGCATACTGTCCAGCGTCACCGCCTAACCACCCACGGACGGCCACTACTGAGGATATGAAAATGAAATACCAGACAATCAATGCCGCCCTCGCTGCCATAATCTCTGGTGAGCCTGTAGAGTCCGTAGCTGCCGACATACACGGCCAGATGGACTATGCTATCAACTACTACTCCTGCGAGGCTCACGAGGTGGCAGCTATGCGCGCACTGAGAGACGCATATACATCTACACCGGCGACAGCTCCGAAATCATCAGGCTCGGCAGCAATGAAAATTTGCGGGTGCGGATGCAAAATCCCTGTTGCGCTGGCTATGTCGGCCAGTTTTGGCACCTCATGCCCTGACTGCTACGATAGAATGAGCGCGTAAATATGAAAATCACCCCTACCACCATACGCCTCGAAGCGCCGCTCATGGATCAGGTCGCGCATCAGGCCGCAGCTCAGTCCCGTACAGTCTCGGACTGGATAAGGGAGGCGTGCCGAGAGAAGGCGCGCAGGGAGCGCAAGCTGTACCCTACTCAGGGCACAGCGCTTTAATCAGCTCAGGGGTCAGGCTCTCGCCATCCGGGAGCTTGATCCCTCTGCCATCTGCGGCACTATCGGTATATAGTCCATCCAGATTGCCGGTGATGCAAATATAATCAGCACCTTCCAGCACCTTCATGGTGTTTGCGCAGCCGGTCAGTGCCAGTACCGACATGATGAGTAAAACAGCTTTCTTCGACATATGAGATCCCTTGTGTAAGGAAATGGTGTTTTGTTTACACATCTATCATCTTTCGGTATTCATCCAGCGTGATTTCATTGGGCAGCCTTGGCAGCTCTTTTGGCTTTTTTATCTGCCCCTTCTTTTCGTTCGCCGTGCCGGTAGCCGTGCGTACATACCATCCACGGAATTTCAGCATCCACTTTTTGCCGATATTTCCATTGATGGCCAATTCCAGCTCTTTGTCGATCAGGTCGTTCTGGTGCTCAGGGATTACACCCAGCGCAATCGCATTGTGGAGCGCATCATGGATCAGCGATGGGGTCTTGATCCAATCAAAATCAGGGAATTTCGTAGCCCCATCCCATGCAAACCCTGCAAAAATCAATAGCCAGCCATCCAGTGTAATCGCGAACCATCCGCCATCATGCGGGGCTGTAAAATCGTAGGCGCATTGGAGTTTGTAGGCGATGCTTGATTCTACTCGGTACTTCCATCCGTCTGTGTAGATCACTGCCCGGCCACCTCTTTCACCCACTCATGCAGGATTTTAGGAGCGTAGGCCATCGTTTCTTTTGATCTTTCGCCTGTTACTGTTGGTAACGCTGAAATGATTTCCTTGTACCCGGTCAGCATTTTTGCAGCTTGCTGGGCCTTGAGGACATTGCCTAACCCAGCATTGTAGCTGGCCATTGCAAGGCATATGCGGTCAATCTGTGGGCGGGGGCTGCTCCACTGGTTGTAGAGTCTGGCCAGATAGCACGCGCCGGTATGGATACTGGCCTCTGGATCAAATCGGTCTGAGACGGGATACCCGGCCTTTGGTGCCCACTCTAGGAACGTATCAGGCATGATCTGAGCAATTCCACCAGCACCGGCGGGTGATACAGCCTTTGGGTTGAGCTGTGACTCTATGACCAGCAGGGATCGGTACAGACGCCAATCTATCTGCGGGAGCCACTTTATAGCTGCGGCCTGGATGATGGGATCGTATTTGCGGGTCATTACAGCTCCTGATTCGCGCTTTTAGCAATCTTGGCTTTGATGGTGCTGAGCAAAACAGGGTAGGCTTCGATGGCCAAATGTAGCGCTGAGTACCCAATAATGCCCGTAATCGTGCCAGCCAGCAGGTCATAGTCCTGCGTAGCCATCCATTCCATTTTATCGCGAAAAAAATGGCCTGATACCCATCCTATCCACGATCCAGCGACGAGTTGAAATATCCATCTGGTAGAGCGCCGAAACCATGCCGACAACCCGCTGCCTACAACTGCGCCAATTCCGATCCACTCACCGGGCATCCTCGCTCCTCGCCGCAAATGCAGCAGGGCCGCGACCAGAATCATTACGGTTAGAATTGCGTCCATTCTGCCACGTCCTATATGCCACAATTGAGGCAGGGCCAATAATTATCAGGCTCAATTCTAACGTATTTATGATGCCCTGTAGATGTAGGTAATTATCGTATGGGAAATCAAGATAAGCGTCCCCGACATTGTGCAGGATATGCAGCGCGGCGAGGCATTTGTATTCAGGCACCCACCACCCAGAACAGAGCCGGTCGGCAGCATAGATCAAAATGAGGGAAATTGCGGATTGATTGAAGTGAAAAAAGGTGTCGTACCACTCTCCTGCCATTGCTGGCAGAAAGTAGCACGCTATCCATATGCCGAGAAAAGCAGCGTATTTCATGCCGAGAATGTCTTTTTCGGCTTTTGTGGCTTCGGCCTTGGCTTAGGTCTTGAGCTTCCCATTTATCCTCCTTGGTCGAATCGTGAATTATTCCCGTATCAGCACCAGACGGGAGACTGGTATGGGCATGACTGAGGGCATGCTGCTGGGGGTAGTTTAGCCTAGAGGGTAGGGGCTGGCAATCAACCCTTAACGTTCACGATTTGGCGCAATCTGTGAACAATATCAACAAGGTCAGACTGTGCCGCCATCACCGCCCCAATGTCTTTGTAAGCTGCCGGGCTTTCATCCAGCACACCAGCATCAAGCCTGCCTTCAATTCCTTTCATGGCCTTGGCATGATCCTCAAGCGTGATCTGCTTCATAGCTTGTCCGCGAGACATTGCGCGCCCAGCACCGTGTGAACATGAGCAAAAGCTGTCCTTATTACCCTTTCCGCGAACAATGAAAGAGCCTGTCCCCATACTCCCCGGAATGATGCCTAAATCACCTTCACGAGCACGAACAGCGCCTTTTCGAGTGACCAGCACATTCTTGCCAAAATGGTTTTCCCTGCTCACATAGTTGTGATGGCAGTTAACCGCCATATCAGTGACAGCAAATGCAGGCAAGTGCTTGCGCAATGCGCCCAGTGTTGATTCCATCATGGCTTTGCGGTTCTCTGAGGCAAAGTCTTGCGCCCAACCAATCGCCTGAACGTAATCATCAAACAATTCTGTACGCTCAACTAGATAGGATAAATCCCTGTCGGGCAGATAATCAGTAATGTGATAGCGTTCCATTTCCAGCTTTGCCGCCTCAATGAAATAGGAGCCAATGCGGTTCCCTGCACCCCTAGAACCAGAATGCAGCATTACCCACACATCGTCATTTTCATCAAGGCAGATTTCAATAAAATGGTTGCCAGTGCCAAGCGTCCCCATGTGGCTTGAGTTGTTGTAGCCTTTTGCCTTTGGGTGCTTTTCAATAATGCGGGCATAGCCATCAGCGATATTCAACCAGCGGCTAGCATGCGACTGCGGAAGCTCACCAAACGCGCCACGGTCGTTTTTGCCCCCGCTGTCTGTCCTTCCATGCGGAACAGCCGCCTCAATTTCTGAGCGCAAGGCATGAAGATTGTCAGGCATATCCGAGGCTTTCAGGGTGGTTTTTACAGCCATCATCCCGCACCCAAGGTCTACCCCTACCGCAGCCGGAATGATTGCGCCTGTAGTGGCAATCACAGAGCCAATAGTGGCTCCCATACCCCAGTGTACGTCCGGCATTACTGCGACATGCGAGTGGATAAATGGCATTGAGGCGATATTGTGAAGCTGGGCTTTTGCGCCTTCCTCAACCTGAACGCCTTTTGTCCACATTTTAATTGGGTGCTTTTGTGAGTTATCGAACTCGTAGCTTCTTTCTGTCATTGTCATGCCCTCATTTAACAATTGGTCTGCTTCTAAGGCAGACTCCTATACCAATTCGGATAATTGGGCGAATTCTATTTCTTTCATCACTGATCTTTTGATACCTAGGGACAGCCTAGTACCAATTCCGTGTTTAACCTTTCTGCTGTACTGCCAGTAATCATTATCAGGGGTCTCTTAGCAATCCATGCTGAATGACGAGTTCGCCTATGGTGTCCGCTTGACCTGTTTATCATCCCAAAGTGCAGTGATTGGGAAAGAGTCGTATCACACTCGATTACTGTCTGTTCTGCGCTACTGACGTAAGCCGCTGTTGCCTCGTTCAACGGACAGACGAAAAAAATCCACTTAAATGGGCTGGCTGGTTGTGAGATAGGCACGAGAAAACGCGATTTGCCTTACCAGAACCAGCCCACTTAAATGGACTTGTTCGCGTTATTCTCGTTTCAGGGTCTCACTCCCGGCCAGATTTTCGCCTGACGCGCTCATTCTAAACGCCTCGTGTCAATGGGGTCAAGACCCTAATCAGCCCTCATAATTCCCAAATTCTGGATGGGCGCAAAACCTGTTAACAGCCTCTTCCAGTTCCGGCACCCACCAAAGATGCCGAGTGTGGCGCAAATTCACTACATTAGCTTTCGCTGGGTAGACCTCTATCGCTACACGGTCGCACCAAAAGTGTTCTTTAACTTTCTGAACTTCTTCCCATGTCAGCCTGCCTTCATCAAGGCGAGCGATTGCAAGTCTGTCTGCGTACTGCCGGACTTGGTAGCCCTCCCAGTTCTTCACGATAATAAGTCCATGCCGCGCCTTTTCGATCCACCTCACTTGCTCGCCCTCTTCAATCCGGCCTCACAGAATCGCCGTACAAGCGCGTTACGGGTTATGCCTGCTTCCGTACTACTTTCTTGCAAATCAGCCCACAGCGTCACAGGAAGGCGCACAGTCATGGCTTTGGTGGCAGGGACGTACAAGCGGCCCTTGTTGGGGTTCTTGGTGCCGGGCTTTGGGCCACGATTACCCATTAGATTTGCTCCTTTCAGCAAGCATGGCATCTGCATATTCATAGGCGTACGCAACGAGTAGATGCACTCCGGGCTTGCCCCTAGTCTGGTCTCGCGAAGGATTTGCTAGCATTCCTTTCAGTGCATCTGAGGCAAAATAATCACGCAGCGTCATGCCGTATTCCGGCTCTCCCCACCCGTTATATCCAGAATTTGGAAACGCTGGCCCACCGTTGTTATTGCTCATTGGCTTAATCCTTGGCTTTGTTGTAGGTGGAGAGGGCGGCGCGAGCAGAGGTAAGCCAATCTCCAAACTGGCTGCGGCTAGGGTCCATGCCGTGGTAGGCTGCCCACTTCTCTGCGCCATCCAAAGCCTCTGCCAAACTCTCGGCGTGGGCGCGGTAGTCGATACGGCTTGCATAAACTACTTCATCTGGCCCGCTTGCCAAGTCAATGCCGGTTACGCTCTCCCACGGAGCCGCCACGGGGTTGCCGGCAGAGTCGCAGAATGTCCACGGGATATTGCAGGTGGATGCTTCACATGGCTTTTGCTTGCAAATGGTGAACCCAAGTCCATCTTCATCAAATACAGTGAAGGTCATCAGAGTTATATATTCCACCAGATACAGTTTCCCGAGAATGAATTCTGCGCACTTCGGCACCGGCCCATCAGTCTTAACGTAAAGATTCATCGTCTTACCCTCAGTTGGTTGTTGTCAGGCTGCTGTCTGCTTGTCCAAAAGTTCGCCCATTGGGCCAGCAACCAGCTTTCCATCAACCCAGCAGCGAACCGCGCCACCGCCAAAAGCTAACGATGCAACCGCGGTGGCTTTATCCAAGCCAGGAACAGTAAACCGAATTTTCTTACCGTCTCTGGTTTCAATTTGCACGAAGTATTCCATCACCTTTGCCCTCTCTTGCTCCCGCCCATCGCAGGAGATGGGTATAGATTACCAGAATAAAACCACTATGCAACTACTTTGTGACACTTGGTTGGATTATTTCTCTTTGCGCAGCGTTACAGTTCAATTGCTAATTGCGGCGATTGGAGATAATTATCAGG